CGGGTGATCAGATCACTGCAATAGATAACGATCTTATGAAGGAACAGCATAGGGGAATGCCTATCGACATCGATAGACAATCTCGTACAACCTTCGGTGGCAAGAAAAGTTAAAATTTTAACGCTTCGACCCAACGGATAAATTAATCGAACTGGAGGCCTTTCACGAGGCAGGTTCACTAAGGAGAAAATAACTATGGCAAACTCAAGCACAATTGGTTTCGGATTGAAACCTATAAGAGCTTATGGTAATGGTTATGAAAGCATGGGTCTAGGCGAATACCCTGTAGCAGCTAGTTCAGCAGCAATGTTCTTTCAAGATTTGATAGTACAAGCAGCATCTGGATTTGTTACAGTAGGTATAGCAGGAACTGAGAATATACTCGGTTCACTAAACGGTGTTTTTTTTACTGATACCAATACAAGCAAACCAACATTTGCAAACCATTTATTAGCTAATAATACAGCAGCTAATATTGTGGCACTTGTTAATGATAGTCCAATGCAACAATACGAAGTAAGAAGTAATAACGCAGCTGCTTCAGCTCAAACTGATGTAGGTAATACAGCAGATATAGCTTACGCTGCTGGTTCTACAGCTAACTTTGTATCAAGAGCTACATTGAACGATGCAACGTTAAATAACAATGCAACACAACAACTAAAAGTAATAGGTGTTTCAAGAGACCCTGAAAATCAAGACTTAACTACAGCTAACGTTGTATGGAGAGTTCTTATTAATCAGTCGTTTTTTAATGACCTAACAGGAGTATAAATCATGGCAATATCACGAAACCAACTCGTTAAAGAGTTAGAACCGGGTTTGAATGCTTTATTCGGCCTGGAGTACAAACAGTATGAGAATCAGGCAGCTGATATCTTTACTACAGAGTCATCTGACAGAGCTTTTGAAGAAGAAGTAATGTTAAGTGGATTCGCTCAAGCACAAGTAAAACCAGAAGGTGGCGGAGTTGTATACGACAATGCTCAAGAAACTTTCACAGCAAGATACACTAACGAGACTATTGCTCTCGCTTTTGCTATCACTGAGGAAGCAATTGAGGATAACTTGTATGACAGACTAGCTTCTAGATATACAAAAGCTTTAGCAAGATCTATGGCTCAAACTAAACAAGTTAAAGGTGCAGTACCATTTAATAATGGCTTTGCAGGATTCACGTCCGGCGATGGTCAACCATTATTTAGCACTGCCCACCCTACAATTGCTGGAACTGTGTCTAACACACTAGCAACTGCAGCGGATTTAAACGAAACTTCATTAGAACAATCATTGATTGATATCAATGCATTCACTGATGAAAGAGGTTTAAAAATCGCCGCTAAGGGTATGAAGATGATCATCCCATCTGCACTACAATTCACAGCTGAAAGACTTATGGCTTCTGCTGGTAGAACTGGAACTGCTGATAATGATATCAATGCAATCAAATCTATGGGGATGATTCCTCAAGGTTACTCTGTTAACAATTACTTAACAGACACGGATGCATTTTACTTTATCACAGATGTGCCAAATGGTATGAAACATTTCGAAAGAACTCCCATGACTACTAAAATGGAAGGTGACTTCGATACTGGTAATGTAAGATACAAAGCTAGAGAAAGATACGTATTTGGCGTTTCTGACTATAGAGGTGTATTTGCTTCACCAGGAGCATAATCATTAAATTTTATATGGCGGGACATAGTTCCGCCATATTCTAATAAGAAAGTAATAATATGAAAAAAACTCTCATCAACATCTGGGCTTACAATTACCATGCTAAATTTAACATTGAACATGCGGTTGATTCAGCTGAAAGTGTTGAACAAGCTATACTTGACAAACTCGGAAAAAAAGATATAGTCTGGGAAAATCTCGGAGAAAGTTTTCATCCGGGATTAAATAGAATAACTTATGAAGAGGTTATCGATGATACAAGACCTATACAAAGCAAAAAGGTCCTTGGAGTTGAAGTGGGAACAAGAGCATATTAGTGAAGATAGATATACTCTTGAAATGGTCAGAATTGATGACAAGGTTAGAGAAGTCATTACTGAGATCAAGCTTGAAGAAGCTAGAATTGCTCACTTACAGAATAACGTAGAAGGTTCTGCTCCACAAGTTTCTGTAGCTACTTAGACAAAAGCTACATCGCTGAAATGCATAAATACCTAGGGCTTTCTTGCACTCTACTCAAAAATAACATATACTATTCGCACTATACATTTAAATAATAATATATTTTACATAGACGCGGTATAGTCGACGGCCTAGAGACTATGTAGAATGAACTAGGAGAATATATCATGGCAAAAACAAACTTTTCCGGACCAATAACAGCCGGTAAAATAAACACAACTACAGGAGTCTTACCTTCTCAAAACGTAAGAAATACAGGCTTCGTAACAATGGGTCAATCGTATGCATTTGATTTTAATTTACTTAAAGTATTAGCAGACTCAGTTGCAACAGCAGCCTCTAACCCAGCAGGACAAGGAGCAGGATTACTTAATTTAACTAATACAGTTGATGGAACAGCAGCAAGCGGTTCTTTTGTATTACCAGGAGCTGGCTTAACAGGTATAGCATCTGGCGCACAAGGTGGAGTAGCAGGAGCAGCTAAAGTATGTATTGGTTCAACAGGAGATGATACTGGTAGAACATTTACTATTATTGGAACTGACATTTTTGGCAACGTTCAAACTGAAGGAGCTATCACAGGTCCTGGAGCAGCAGCAGGTGCTGATGTTCAAAGTACTAAATTATACAAAACTATTACTTCAGTAACTTTAGCTGGAGGTGTATTAATAGGTAATATTACAATTGGTTACAGTTTTGTTGGTGTTGCTTCTCAAGCAATTTATCAATTAAAATCAAACTACAATTCTTACACAAATGGTGAAACACCAGCTACGTCTAACAAAAACTTAGCTAATAATATAAACATTCCAGCTAGATCAAGAATAGTCGACTGGAGAGTTCACCTACCTATAGCGTTTAATATGGCAGGAGCAAGTACAATTGGTTTTGGAACTACGTCTTTTAATGTTGCTAACTTTCCATCTCTTGATGTAACTTACTTTTCACCAAGTGACACAGCTAGTTTAAAAACTAGAGCAACTTTAAATTATGCCGAAGATTTCGGTACAATTTCAGCTCCACAAGCAGAAAACTATGCAGATGTTTCTAGCTCAGATTTAGATGCCGCAATCGGTAATTCTATAGCGGGTATTGATAAAGAAGTTATCATGGTTGTTAATACTGCAGCAGGAGCAACGGCATCAGTTGGTGATGCAATTATCACTGTAGAATACTTACAGTCTGTTAATAGCGTAAGAAACAACTAATAAATTTAACTAGGGTCCTTCGGGGCCCTAGTATTAAATTAGGAGAAAAAAATTATGAGTAACGTATCCGACATAAAAGCAAAATACATAGCACCTTTAGGTGCTAGCACAGTTAATGTAGCCGCCAGCCAAACAACTGCAGGGACTACAGATATTGTTTTAGCAGCTACAGCAGCAGGATTGGACAATTGGAATAATGTTGCAACTACATTAAAATTTACATCAGGTAGTGGTACAACAAATGCAATTATTTTTACAATCACAGGCACTGATGAAAATGGTTTAGCTGTTACAGCTAAACACACGGGACCAGCTGGAAATGCAAACAATAACACAGCACAAATATTTACTTCAGTCACACAAATTTCAAAACCATCGGCTGCTACAAGTTTAACTATAGGAACTAATGCTTCGGCTTCAGGACCAATCTTTTCTGGTAGAACAAGAGTAAGAGGAATGCATGTTCATGCTTCAACAAACGCGGTGGCTTTATCATTAAGAAATACTTCTATTACAGGAGCAATTAAATTGACTTTAGGTATACCCGGTGGAGCAACTAATCAAACAGATCCATATATTCCTGATGATGGAATTTTATTTACAAATGGAGCATACACAGACGTAACAGGTTTAGGTTCAGCAACATTCTTCTTTGACGGTTAGGATTACATGGCAAATACAACTTCAGGTTCTTATACTTTTGATAAGAACTTAGGCATTGATGAAATAATTGAAGATGCTTACGAACGTATCGGTATTCAAGGTGTATCTGGCTATCAATTAAAAACTGCTAAACGATCTTTAAACATTTTATTTTCCGAATGGGGAAATAGAGGTTTACAATTTT